AAGCTGATCTGCAATATCGGGCATGAGGTCGGGCTTGCCTGACTTATGTACATCTCGATCGACATCGATGGCGCGAACCACCCCTGTCGCTGGATCAGGGTTGTGATCACTAGGACGCGCTGAATGACGGAGATCGCCGATCCAGCCATCGGAACGCCTATCACGATCTGGGAAGGTGTCATCGAATTGCTCGCGTAACTGTTGCCCAGCCTTACAGAGTATGGGCTTCATTCGCGCACTCCCATTGCTTAAGATCGTTTAGTAATAATTCTTCATGACCGCACTCAGGCATAGGTGCAATGAATGCATCATCGATTGGATCGTAAGTAAATCCAATTCCTGCATAGTTAAATCTTATATTGCCGTTATAGCTTGTTCGCTTGCAGACTTGCCCTCTAAAATTGCTGTACCAAGTTTCAGTGTCTAAGCCTTCGATTAGTTCTGTTTCGTCAATGCCAGTAATAACTTCTGTGACGATATTGGAATCATCTAAGAATGCGTAGTGTGCCATTATGCCGCCCAGCTTACGTTACCAGTACCAGCGGTAATTGTTGTCCTCTTAAATCCACCTGACGGAGATGAGGTCGTACCTGTCAATCCAGCGCCGATAGTGATTGTTAAAGTATCTGGGTATCTTAAAATAACTACTCCTGAACCGCCAGCACCGCCTGCGGTTACGTTTGATCCTTCAATGTGTCTAGCACCACCGCCACCGCCACCTGTGTTTTCGGTTCCCGCTGAGCCAGTAGTAGAAGATGCACTTGTAGCGCCACCTGCGCCACCACCGCCTGAACCGCCTGCCCCAGATGTGCCTGAGGCATAAACGCCACCGCCACCACCACCGCCACGTGTAACACTTGAACCTGTTATAGATGATGCAACGCCAGCGCCACCAGCGCCGCCCTGTCCAGAAGTTCCAGTCACTCCGACTGCACCAGCTCCGCCACCGCCACCTGAACTCGTAGCGCCACCTGTTTGTAAAGATGTGCCACCAGCGTAACCTTGATTCGCTGTTCCTGATCCCGCCGTACCGCTAGCACCAGCATAGACATCTGCACCGCCACCTGAACCGCCAGTCTTGCCATTGCTTCCAGAAGATGCGCCGTTAAATCCAGCTCCGCCACCGCCACCTGTAGAGGTTATGGTAGAGAAAATAGAATCCGATCCATTAGTACCTATGGAAGTGTTGCTAGTAGTACCAGCACCTGCTGCGCCGCCTGCACCGACTGTTACCGAGTAATTCGTGGATAGAAGCAAAGTTAAAGAAGATTCTGCAGAACCACCGCCACCTGAAGATTCTCCTGTTATAGAACATCGATAGCCACCTGCACCGCCACCACCACCGAAGAATCCACCGCCACCCGCGCCGCCTGCAATTACTAGATAATTGCAAGAAAAGTTAGGTGCAACTCCTAGGCCATAGATGCCTACAATATTATTAAGCATTACGCAATGGCTCCTACGATGTACCAAGTATCCGTGCCAGTCTTGATGCACGCCGCTGTCTTATTTTGTCCAAGTGTTGGAGAGGCTGGAACTGAGCCAGCCGAGAGAACTGTAGTAGTGCCAGAAGTAACTGCCGAGATGGTGCAGAGCCCAGCGCCTTTGTTAAGAATAGTTATAACAGATCCGACAGGAATAGCCGCTGTAGCGTTGGTAGGGATCTTAAGCGCTACGGCTGTTCCCTTGTTCATAGACACTAGGACTTGATAGGAGTCCACAATAGCGACTGTGTAGTCGTCGGTCTTATCGGCAATGACATCAAAGGTTACTAGGCCGTTATAGTCTGCCGCCGTAAAGATGTCGCCTGTAGTCGCTGGAAAGCCTGTAGCCATTGTTTTCTCCTAGTATCCCATTATGGATTGTCCGATTATACCGTAAGTCGAGGATCCTATGATGAATCCTTCTACTATAGGCTCAAGTGTTGTTACTGTAACCTTCATGCTATTAGGGGTTATATCCCACGCCAATCCCTGCGCTTGTAAGGTCTTGACGATTGTACTCGAATCAGGCTGGACGTTAGTGATCTCAAGGTTATCAAAGTACTCAAGCCCGATCATCGTATCTGTAGGCACGTTAGGATCGAGTAGATCGACAGTCATGGCATCGATGCGGATCGTAGTCTCTGCACGAGTAGCGACATAGATGTCAGCGATATCCTGCACCTGAGCATCGGTCTGGGCGATCAAGTTCTCGACGTTCATGCCATGAGGAAAGTACTTAGCGATCGAATCGGAGTTATTAGCGGTGACTGTAGTTCCACCGACTCGCTTCATAGTAGCGCTGTTGATGATGAGCTTGTCATCGAAGGCGAAGCGAAGATCAGAATATGGGATCCCTGTAGTCTGATTAAATTCAATCGGTGCTGGGGCTAGAGAGCCCACTACATTCGCACGATCCTTAAATTCTACTTCTCCATCTGCTCGGACGAAGAATGCACCCTGCTCTGTAAACTCTGCTACCTGAATTGCTGAAAGGCTTGTACGAGTAGTGGCTGGGTCTGCCTGGACTGTCGTAGATCCTGCGTCAATGAAGCGCATACTAGACGGAAAGTCTACCTCATCAAGAATCTTATCTATGCGTGTGCCTGTAGTCTGCCCACTACCTGAATCGGCAATCGTTGAGACGTTAGCCATGGCAAATAAGCGGAATGCATCCGAGCAAGTAATATCGACATAACCTAATTCTTGCCCCTGTGGGTAGGTGTACTTATAGTCCGTGACATAGCCAGAGAAGAGAAAGGCCTGAGTAGTGTTAGTAGTAGCTGCTACTCGGATCTTACGAAGAGGAGTTAGAAACCCAAAGTAAGGGCTGGCTGGATTCTGAGGGTTAAAGTCGCCGTTCTCATCAATAACTCGGACTGTGCAAGATCCAGATTCGTAGGTGTCTCGCATGATATTGCGCCCGCGCCTAATAGTAATCTGCCGAGTCTGTGGACTGAGATCGATTACGGGCTCAGGTACTTCACTTGATGCGAATTGAGATACACCGATAACGCCGTTAACTGGATCACCGATAGTAAAGGGAAATCCGAACGTAGCGCCTTGGCTAAAGTCAAAGGAGACCGAGATCGTTGCAGGAAGCGTCATTAGGTAAATCTCGCTGTGTTCGCGCCTCGACCGCCGACAGAAGTGAATGATCCTGAAAGATTGTTATTAGTTTGTACTTCAGAAACAGCGTTAGTCACTACTCCGCTATCGAGTGTGACTATGACGTTTACTACTGGCTCAGGATTGACGCCAGCCACTACGCCCGCAGGTAGGCCTCCCTGTTGCCCAAAGGTAGGTGGCATTGCATAACTAGGTGGCACAAAATTTGGTACGACTGATCCGAGAAGATTGCCACCGAAATCTAAAGTAGGCACTTTCCAATTACGATAAGGGTTCGGCGCTTCTGGGGTAGCCAACAGAGCTGCGTTAAGAGCGTTCTGGCGCTTGGTTGCCGCTTCAAGTTCTGCTGATAGTTTATTAGCCTGCGCTTCATTCTTATCTAGCAAGGCTAGCTGAAGATTAAGCGATAGGCGATCGGTCTCGCTGATCTTGCCACGAAGGGCGGCAGTCATGCTGATACGATCCAGATCGATAGTCTTAGCGGCCTTGGTAAGAGCGTTAGCCTTCTTCTGGGTGTCTAAGGTTTTCTTCTGTAAAGCTAAGATTTCTTTATTACGCTTGGCCGCTTCCTGCTCGGACTTATCGCGCTTAGCTTGATTAGGATCTACGTAGCCGGGGCCGAGTGCAGAGCTAGGATATCCGCCCATGCCGGGGCCGCTAAAACTACTGAATGCACCGCCGCCCTGTGTAGAAAGTAAGCCAATGGCACCGCCAAATATCTTGACGAAGTTACTGCCTGTAATTTTATCAAGGGCTCCGACAAGTCCAAAAGCAGCCTGCATAGACTTATCGAGGTTACTGACTAGGATGGCGACGTTACGGAAGGCTGTCGCTGTGCCTTCTGCGAAGCTGTTCATTGCTTCTGTCAGTTCTGTGATGCTTCCCGTATCGGTCGCTAGGATCGAGAAGGCATCTACTAGACCCTTACCGATAGTTTCTTGCGCTTCTCCTGCTGCCGTCTGAATAAGGGTTAACTTGCCTGCATAAGTATCAAGGTATGCCGCATTAGCGCCTGTAAAAGTTTTGTTAAGTTTCTCCTGAACTTCGGCGAACGAAGCCGTCTTAAGTTCTGCCTGAGTAAGTCCTAGTGAGTACTTACGGAGACCTCTAGTCTGCCCGACGTAGGCCATTGAAAGATCGTTAACTACTGTTTCGTAATCGACGCCAGAACCGCGACTGACTTCTAGAGCAAGGTTTAATAGTTCCGTGGACTTAGCCAGAGATCCCGTGGTCTGTAATAGACGTTGCATAGCTGGGCGAAGCTGATCGTCGGTAATACCTGAGGCACGAGATAACTGATCGATAAAAGTCTCAATATTTTGAGTCTCAAAGGCTAGGCCTAGATTCTTTACTGACTGCGCTAGACGGCTTGCGGCGGCTTCATCTTCTACGAACGCCTTAACAGCTGCCTTGCTAAACTGAGTGATCTTCTGAACGCTGAATGCGGCCAAGAGTGCCTTGCCTAGTTTCTTGACGCTATCGTCTAGTTTACCTGTTGATCTTTCGGCATCGTCGAAGGCTTTCTTACCCTTGAACTCACCGATAATCGGGATGCGTAACTCAGCCATTAACTTACTCTCCCATTAAACTTAGCGGCAGCCTTTTCAAGCGCCTTAATAACGCCAACCTTGGCTCTGCCTTCATCTTCTTTGTATGCCTTAAACATTGCGCGACCTGCCATCTTGCCCGATCCTGCTAATTGACCAGGCAGATTAGACACGAACTTGCTATTCGACTTACGACCAGCCCACTCATAGATAACTCCACCAGCGGTCTTATTATGGATCGATACAGTCTGCACCCAACCCTGACGATTAGGCTTTGTCGGTGTAAGTTTATAACCTAGGCCTCGACGTGCTATTCCAGCGTCATACTTAGGGAACTGACCAGACTCGGCCGTTCCAACAAAGCCTGAGGGCATGTCAGCATTAGAGGGCATGAAGCCACGAGCCTTTTTAACCAATGGCTTTAAAAATTCAACCATCTCATCACGAGTCTCTTTATCGAGATCAGGTGAGAACCTCTTCATCGCTCGACGGAGTTCGCTAGCGCCTTTTAGCTCTGTAGGCATCGCTCTGCTCCTTTGCTCTATCCTTCAACGCCTTCAGAATCATCTGAAGCATCGTAGGGTCTAAATCGATTAAAGATTGTGGAGGGATAGCCGTCTCAATGCTCAAGCGAGCTATGAGATAGTGGATGCTATCCCGTCCGATTAGGCCAAAGGGTCAGACTCAGCAACCTCGACACTCTTTAGGGTATCGAGAAAGTCTGCGCCGAATGGCTTGACTGTGGTTCCACTTAACCTAAGGCCTTCCCATGCAAGCCAATAGACATCTGACTGCTTTTCATCATCGCGAAACGCTTTGTGAAATCCCTTTTTAGCATATAGCTCGAACGCGTATTCGAGGCGAGGAGTTATCTCGATCTCGGTTATTGTGTTATCCGCTAGTGTGACTATTAACTTCGCCATGCTGTGCCCCTTTGTTTAGTGTTTTAGAATGTGCCTGTTGTGGCAACCGCTACTGTACCAGAGACGTTAAATGTAAGGCTCTGTGTACCGATATCACCGACTGCGCCGTTAATATCTGTAGTGCCGTTGATTAGGCAGGTCATCGTGTAGAGAGGGTTTGTCGCGCCGACGGCGGTTCCCTTTTCCTGTAGGAGTACTACTGTGACGTTAGTTCCCCATGCAGCTTGCAATGTCGCTAGGACGTTGGCGGTTGCTGTGTCATTAAGGAAGTCGATTGTGACTGATGATGCCTCAAGACCCTTGACGAACTTATGTCCGCCATCGCCCATTGCTGTCACTTCGAGCTCGTCGAAAGTACGGTTAAGTGTTACAGATGTAACGTGGTCTGAAAGATCGACTGTGTTAATCTTCACGCCGACCTTGTTATTTAGAAATACAGCCATGAGATTATTCCTCGTCTTTCTTTGTAGGTGCTGGCTTAGGTGTTGATGGTGCTACCTGCCCGATCTTGATCAGGAAGGCTTCTTGCTCTTTTTCCCACTCGGACATTTTAGCTCCAACTCGTTAGGACTGAGATATTGATATTGCAGGTTAGAAGATCACCAGAGACGGCACTTAGTACGGCTGGAGCCGATACTTCTGTGACGTTATAGGTGTATGAGGATGTAGCGAGTTTATTAAAGACTCGGACTACATTATCCTCGATCCCGTTAAGGTTGCCTTCGTTATCTAGAAGGGGAACCATGACGGAAATAGTAAAGTTCGCCATAGGCGAGATAGTGGCATGCCATCCGTTAGACGGCGTGATGTACGGATCTGCTGGCGCAATGATGACGCTGTTAGCGATAGGTGTTGCCGGTGGGAACGCGAATACTGAGTATTTAGTGTTATCGACTAGAGCTGCTGCGATACCTGCGCGTAGTGTTGAAATGGCGGCCATTAGCCCACCATCGATCTCGGATCGAGATAAGGTGCAAGCAATCCACGAACACGTGCTAGAAGTGTATTGCCCATTCTATAAGGTGAAGGCTGATAACCATCGATCGTCACTCCGCCAGATGAAGGTGCCTGACGTGACTGCCAGATATCTACTGAAATCATGAGTGAGGCTTCTTGGATTGCTGGAATCGTTGAATAGTCTGTGTAAGTTTCAACTGCAGCGATGCCATAAGGCTCAACTGTGTGGCGTGGATTGTCGCTAGTGTGAGCCGTAGTTACGTTGAATGAACGAGTATCGACTTTTGTAATTGTCTTAGTCCCATTGTAGCGATTACCTGCACCTGAGATTGTTACAGATTGTCCAACGTAGAAATACTCGCGGATATCCTGATCAAAATAAAGTGTTCCTACTGTGCCCGTATTGCCGTGAGCAATTATGTATTGCTGATTCTTCCATAGAAAAGGCAAGAGAACGTTGTCTGCTGCATCGCAGACTTGTTGCAAGACTGCATCAGTATAGAGAGTGCCAACGCCTAGGGCGGTGCGAAGCTCTGCAACTGTTGTCAATGCCATGCTCTTATCCTTTCTAAAGACTGGCAGGGTAGAAGGGCACTACCCTGCCAGCGACTTAGTGTGTTTCTTAGGTGAAGTTGAACCAGTTTGCGCCAGCCGCTAATTTAGTGGCAAGTGCTCCCTGACCGAAGAGTAGAATGTCTACAGTTCCGTCTGAGTTAACATTTGTGCGAAGTTGCTGACGAGCACCCTCGTACCATGTGTAAGCGTCTGGGTTGATAACAGCCATTGAGTAATCGGCTGTACCGACTCCGCCTGATCCCTTCATGTAACGAGATACACGAAGATCAAGGCCTGCTACTGTTCCACGAAGTGATGCAGGTGAAAGTGCTCCGCCTGCGTTTTGTGGATTAGCTGCGATGTAGATTGGACGGCCATTATCGTTGTATGACATGATATTAGCCCATTGTTCTGGTGTAACTACCATGTTGCGACCAAAACCAAGTGATGCTGAATATACTGCAGCTGCAGCAGATGAAACATACTTAAGCAATCCATCGGCGCTGTTTGCCTGTGCTGTTGCGTTAAGTGTTCCTGCGCCTTGGATAGCTGTAGTTACAAATTCTTCAGTATCTTTTGCGTAAGCGTATTCCATCTGGACAAGAAGCTCGTCTAGGAATGCAGGTGTTGAGTTTGTAAGAAGTTCGAGGGTAGTAATTGCGCGACCCTTGAATGACTTCTTTGTAACCGTGATGAATGATGCTTCAAGCTGTGAGTCTGTTACTGCACCATTCTCATCGATCTGATCTACTAGAGGAACCTCAGTAATCTTAGGCAACTCGAAGGTTTTTCCAAATTCTGGCATTGTTCCACGGCTGACTGAATCAATCATCGGACGATCTGCGTTAGAAAGGAAGTTAAGTAGCTGTGTGCTTTGTGGTGTTGGGATAAATCCTGCACCTGTTGTCTGATCGTTGTCAGCAGCGCGAAGCCATTGACGAGAATCATCGTCACCAAAGAGGTTAGCCTTTAGTGTGTTTTCAAGATAGTTACGCTTTGTAACTTCGATTCGAGGTGTTGAATACACCATCGCTTGTACAGTAGGACGAGCAGCTTCTACAGCCGCAGCCTCTACTGGTGTTGCTTCGACTGTTGTGTCTTCCACGACTGTCTCGCTTTCTGTAGGTAGGGTTTCTTCTACGGCTTCGGCTGGCGCTTCTTCCGCTGCGATCTCTAATACTTGAGCAGACTTAAAGGCTGGCTCAGTTACTAGAGAAACTTCTTTTAATTTAGCCGCTGTTACGACTGTGTGCCCGTCGCGTGATGGCTTTGATGAGATGATCTCTGCACCGATTGATAGGCCAGATACGAGGCCTTCGCTGGCCATGACGAGAGCGTCAGTACCGGCACTTGAGCGCGATAACTTGAAAGTCGCATAGATGCCGTCTTCTTTTGTTTCGCTAGCTGTCATGCGCCCGATTGGCTTCTTCATGTCATGCTGGCTAAATAATTTAATAGCTGTGACATCTTCGATTTCGATAGAGCCAGACTCGAACGTATAAGCGCCAAGATTAGTCTGACCGATCTCGCCTGTACCGAGTGGAACGATCTTGCCAGAAATCTCGCGGCGATCTTCGCTGCATTCGATACTGGATGCTTCAATGTATAGGGTCTGCATTAGTCATCACTTCCGTTAGGTGTTAAATCTTCCATCTCCATCGCTTGCTCTGTGCTAATAAGTCCTAGGGATAACATCTTCTCGAGTACGAGAAGTCTTTCCATAGGCTCTACACGCAGGAAGGAAGCATCGAGATCGAATTTTACATAATGCCCAGCCGTAGATATATCGTCCATGCTTAGGCGTGTTTCGATTGCAGAAATGTACGGCTGGAACGCTAAGGCTACGAGTTGCTTACGCTCATCGAGGATGTTGGAATATGTCATCGATGTGTTTTGATCGGCTGAAAGATAATAACTTGGCACTCCGCATAGACGGCTAATTTCAGTCGCAAGATTCTGAATCGCTTCGTTGTACATCATGTCCTTAGGCGAAAATCCTACCGATTCGTATTGAAGAGTAGAAGTGAGATATGCGGTACTGCGATTTTGTCGAGCCGCTTTCCATGATGCGAGGAGTCCTTGAACTTCTGCTGGAGGAAGATCAGCGCCAGAATTCCGAATGAAACCCGTCGGCATCGGTGTCCCCGCCGCAATCGCGGCGGCCTTCTGTACATCGATTGCACTCTGAATTGTGCGAGATCCTGTGTTTAGAATTCCTTCATTAAACGCCTGAAATGTGACAAGTGATCCGAGTCCTGACATTGGCCGGGGTGATCCATCGACGTAATACTGAGTGACGAAAGTGTTATGAATATCAAGATCGAAAGTAACGCGAGTATTAGATACCCACTCGAATGATGCGCCTCGAAGATCCTCAGAATAAACCTCGACTATTTCAAGAAAGGCTTGACCATAAAAGAGAAGGCTGTCTACTAGCCATGAAAGGGTCACAAATTGAGGCTGTGACTTTGAGAGTTGATGCACCCATCGAGGAGCAGCAACTTCTTCGCCTGTAGACTTTTTCTTATACTCAAGCGGAATAGTTCCGACTGTGCAGAGTAGATCACGGCATCGCTTGAGAGCTGGAACACTCATAGCATCGCGCCGAGATATAACTGGGAAGGTAAAATTGTAAATCGCGTTGATGCTATCGCCCATAATCTGCGGCGCACGTTGAGCCTCTAGTACTTTTGGCTTACGATCGAATAGACCCATAGGTCGCAATTATACACTACATCTAGGTCATTCCGTGTAGATACGCGCTATCTGTTGTGGCTTAAGTAGCATAGATACAACCATCGCTAAGCCAATCGGTGCAGAAATATCGCCAGCGCTCTTACGCTTTACGATTCGCCAGGCTGAATCATTGACTTTAGCGGCGCAATTGTTCATCTGTTTAATCAGCTCTTCTTGCCCGTTATGAACAACCCTAGAATTAACCAGTCCGTCCAGTAAGTCCGAGCAAGCCTGATAGAACTGCTGACCTGATACATCCTGAATGATCTGCCCTGCATTGGCAAGGCGCTCTGCGATTGATTGTGTTGCATACTTGTCATAACAGATCATCTTTGGCCGGTACTGATCAGCCCACGCTTTGATCTCTGCTGCAATCTTTAGATCATCGACCGAGACTTGCGACTCCCACGTCTGGAGGATCCCGACTCCGATTCTTCCGTCACCCATAATCTGACCAGCAACGAGGCTTGCATTCCTGCGAGAAGGAGATACATCGAAGCCAAAGACTGTATAACCACCGATCGGAATTTGGAGCGTGGCATCGGAGGTTGCCTCAAGTACGCCATGAGGCCACGGACTTTGCAGAGAATCAATCCATTGACATAGAAGCTCTGTTCTAGTGTCTTCAATCTTATTAGTAGCGACAGCTTCCTCAAGTGATTCCTCCGTTATGGTGTAGCCAAGCGCTGGATTAGCCATCGCCCAGCCGTTGCGGTCTGTGATCTTGCTGTACTGCGGTGCGCTGTATTCGTAAAACCCGAAAGACTTAGGAGGGGCTGATAAGGCTCGCTCTCTTAGCGTGTTGAGGGTTTCGGAAAAGGCGTCGCCTGCGTTAGATGTAAGTAGCGTCTGCGCGTTAGGTCTTGCGCGAGTAGTAGGGATCGCGGCGGTGTATCCGTCCTTGCTGATCTCTCGAACTTCATCGATCCAAAGAAAATCTGCGGTGCGTCCACGAGATGAATCTCGCGTATCAGATACGAGGTCGAGCGTTGCTCCATTGAGTAGCTCTATTCGTTCTCCGCCGTTGGCGTATCTGATCGCCTTAGTGCCTGCCTTAAGGTGAGGCGCGTTTTCAATGATCCAAGCAATCTCTCGGAAGGTCATGAGGGCTGTGGCTCGGTTGGAGGACATGATCAGATGCTTATGCTCACCTCCATAGAAGAGTCCCCAGATTACTCGCATGCGTCCTAGATGAGACTTGCCGTTCTGGCGAGCGACTAGAACGAGTGAAGTCTTGCGAATGTACATCCCTTTAGCGTCAATTCGCATCATGTCATCAAGTAACCAACGTTGCCAAGGTAATAATGGCGTGCCTAGATCCTCGGCCATCTTAGCGACCTCATCGGCTCTAGTTTTGCCCTTGAGAAGTGGACTGTGAAGCCTTGCTTTGGTTGCCCCTCGCAGCGGCTGTTTACGAGCTCCCATC